CGTTGCATCAAGCGGCACGTTTTCGAACGCTGAAGACACGTTCATCGGCTTCACCCGCGCTGGCGACAAGGGTGCTGATGGCGCTGGTTCGGGCGATGTGTCTGGCCCCGGAGCATCCGTCACCGACAATGCGCTTGTGCGGTGGGATGGCACTGGCGGTCAGCTAGTGCAAAACAGCGGCGTCATTGTGGATGACAGCGGCAATGTTGGTATCGGCACTAGTCCATCAACGAAACTGGATATTACTGGATCAGGAGCATACAGTAATCGAATTATTCATGTCGCTGGAGACATAAATCCAACAGGTTATGACAGCGGAACTTCGGGTGCACGAATTGGCTTTACATATGGCACAGTTGAAGTTGGCGGTATTCGTTCCGGTGTAACAAATGGTGGGGCTGGGTCTGAAACAGGCCAACTAGTTTTTTCGACAGCGAACTCAGGTACGCTTTCAGAAAAGATGCGCATTACCAGCGACGGCGAGGCGCTGATAGGAACCCCTAGCACTGGGTCGAAACTGCGGGTTAGTAAAGGCAGCAGCAGCAACGCTGTTCTGTTTGAAGGCTCTGGTTACCAAACTTATTTCGGCTATGGAGCAAACGAGGACAACTACATATCGAGTGGTGCGTCGGGTGCTACTATTTTCCGTACTGCATCTACAGAGCGTATGCGCATCGACAGCGGCGGCAATGTCGGCATCGCCCAAACCCCCAGTGCCGGTTACGCACTAAGTGTAAATGGCAGCATTGGCGGACCTAACGCAGCTTTTGCCGTTTATCCAAGTCCCGGCGTATCTGCTAAACGTACATTCAGCGGATCAAACAACGCAAACGCCACGCTGCATATTGACCATGAAGGTGGTTACAACAGGTTTGGTTGTGACAATACAAGTCAGCATTTTGCTTTTACTGCTGGTGGCTCAACAGCAAGTGATATCAATGTCGTATTTAAGGGCGATGGCAAGGTTGGCATCGGCCAAATATCCCCTGCTTACAAACTCGACGTAACCGGCGACATTAATTTCACCGGCACGCTGTACCAAAATGGATCAGCTTTTAGTAGTGGTGGTGGCGGATTGGCATCTGTTCAAGTGTTTACCGCTAATGGCACTTGGACCAAGCCCGCCGGGGTTAGTAAGGTTCGAGTTCAGGTCCAAGCGAGCGGGGGTGGCGGCAATAATTGGGGGGTCGCTTCTGGCGCTGGGGGCTACTCTGAAAAGTTTATCGATGTATCCGCTATTTCGAGTGTTTCTGTTACCGTAGGTGCCGCTCCCTCAACGGCGGGGAACGGCAACGCCTCGTCTTTCGGCACACACTGCTCCGCGACTGGCGGTTCTGCTGGCGGGTCATCTCTTGGCGGCATCGGCGGCATTGGTTCCGGCGGCGACATCAATGTTCAAGGCGGCGGCGGTATGGCTGACGGTAATGCAGCCCCGTACCCTGCTGCATCTGGTGGCGCAAGTTACTTTGGTGGCTCCGGGTCGGGCTGGCTGACAAATCCAACGAATTCAGACCAAGGGGCTTACGGCGCAGGTGGTAACGCCTCGCACAATGGCTACACAGCCGGTCCAAACCCGCGATCTGGTGTTGTTATTGTTTGGGAGTATGCTTAATGCCTAAAGTTCTGGTTATTAAAGAGACGGGTTATGTCGCACAAGTGTTAAAAAGCGACTCTAAGCCGTTCGAGGTCCATCCAGACCTAGAGTGGGTCGAAGTTGCCGATAATAACGTTAAAGTGGGTTGGATGTACGATCCGACGAGCAACGACGTTATCGATCCATTGGTAGCCTTAGTGAATACCCCCGAGGGCCGCGCGGAACTTATGTCTCGAATTCGTCGAGACCGAAACGGACGCTTAGCTGAGTGCGATTGGCGTATGACGACAGACTATCCCGGCACCGATCAAGCGGCTTGGGCTACCTATCGCCAAGCCCTTCGTGATCTTCCCGCAAACATAACAGACCCCGCCAATCCTACTTGGCCCGTAAAACCGTAACCAGAGGACAAAAAATGGCGACCTTTACATGGGTAATCGAAACTATCGACGCCGCCAAGGTTGAAGGCGATCTGACTGACGTGGCGAAAACTGTCCATTGGCGCATGAACGCAGTGGACGGGGAAGACACGGCAACCGCCTATGGAGCCGTTTCACTCGACGCGCCGGACGCGGACAGCTTCGTTGCGTTCGACGCGCTGACCAAGGATCAGGTCGTCGCATGGGTCATCGACAAACTGGACATGAGCGAGGCCGACATTCAGGCCGCCCTCACGCAGCGCATCGCTGACGATCGTGATCCGCCTGTGGTGCAGAAGCTACCTGCTGGTTGGTGATGCGCGCCGCCCTCGCAATCGCTGCGTGCCTATTCGCAACGCCGCTCACTGCACAGCAGATCGTGTGCGTTCCTGACACGGCGTCGGCTGACAAGGCAGCGCGTAATGCGGGTGAGGAACTGGCGTGGCGGGGCGAAACTAGCGACGGCGTAGGGATGCGCTTCTACCTTGGGCGCAAGACGTGGACTGTGTTTTTTCAACGGAACGAGCAGTGGTGTACTGCGCCTAGCATGGTGGGCAAGATAAAGCGAGACGGAGCCGCGTAATGACTAACGAAATGAAAACTGGGATTGACGTGGCAGCGGTTGCTGGCGGGCTTGGCTCGTGGCTCGCTATTCTTCCCGATGTCGCGGCGCTGCTGTCAATCATCTGGTTGGCGTTGCGCATCTGGGAGACCGAGACGGTTAAACGCTGGACCAGGCGATAAACTTCAATGTCCAGTCTGTTTTGACCGCGCGATACCCATCCTGTTTGTAGCGGATTAAATTGCTGGAGGCCCACAAATGATTGGACTTATTAGTGCAGTGCTTCCTTCTGTTATGGAGGTAGCGGGGCGGTTTTTGCCGGAAGACGCTGAAGAAAGAGCAAAGGCAGAGCGCGCAATTAAAGCCCAGCTTACACAACACTTGGCTAACGTTGATCTTGCGCAGATTGGCGTTAACAAAGAGGAAGCAAAAGGTAACTGGTTTCAGTCAAGCTGGCGGCCTCTTACGGGGTGGACTTGCGCTGCATCGCTTGCTTGGACGTATTTGTTTCAGCCGATGGTGTCGTTTGCTTTGGCGCAGACAGGGCATCTGGTCGAGTTGCCTGCTCTAGATATGTCGCAGATGATGCCAATTTTGTTGGGAATGTTAGGTCTGGGCGGCCTTAGAAGCTGGGAGCGCACCAAAGGGGTGGGCAAATAAATATGAGCGAAGTTTACGACATTGACGGTATAGCTGAAATCTTAACGCAAGAAGAAGGTTACCGCCGTTATTCGTACAAAGATCATTTAGGTTATACGACTGTTGGAATTGGTCGCTGTCTTGAAGAAGGTGTTGGGTACGGCATAGACGAAGAGGAAGCTCAGTGGCTTTTGAAGCGCGATATAGAGCGCGTATGGAACAATTGCAGTCGGCAAATTTTTTTTTGGCCGAACGTTAGTTCTAATATAAAAGAAACTGTAGTTATGTTGGTTTTCCAAATGGGGCTTGGCGGTTATCTAAAATTTAAGAAACACATTGCAGCAATAGAGGCTCAAGATTTTGAGCTGGCTGCTGCAGAGTTGTTAGATTCTAGGTTTGCTAAACAAACACCAGAACGTGCAAAGCGAATGGCAAATCGTATTGCAGCGGGGTAATTATGAACGGCAGGTCAGGAGCAGTTTCCTCATCAGAGTTTCTTCAATTAATACAAGAAAACGGCTTTGCTGAAACGGCTAGAATTCTTGGAATAAGTGAACGAGCAGTTTATGCCAGGCGGGCTCGTCTGGAAAGAAAAACAGATTCACAGATTGCGCGACAAAGGCATCTTAATGGATACAACCAACGTTACGCTGAGCGACTAACTTATGATATTCCTGATGGCGATATTTTAATTGCTTCAGACGCACATTATTGGCCCGGCGAAATTAGCACTGCTCACCGGGCTTTTGTTTATCTTACTAAAAAACTAAAGCCAAAGGCCGTCGTTTATAACGGCGACATTCTTGACGGGGCTTCTATTAGCCGACACCCTCGAATTGGTTGGGAGCAACGGCCGTCTCTTTCTGAAGAGCTAGAAACCTGCAAAGAACGATTAGACGAAGTTCGCGCTGCTGCCCCTAAATCCTCTCTTCTTCTCCATACTCTTGGCAATCACGATCTTCGTTTCGCCAGTCGCCTTTCCAATGCTGTCCCTGAATACGCATCTGTGCAAGGCACTCGCTTTGAGGACCATTTCCCACACTGGGAAAACTCGTGGTCGGTTTGGATAAACGATAGCATTGTTATTAAGCATCGCTTTAAGGGCGGCATTCATGCGACTCACAACAACACTTTGTGGTCTGGCAAAACAATGGTAACTGGACATCTCCATTCTCTGAAAGTTACGCCACTGTCAGATTACAACGGTGTGCGCTGGGGCGTAGATACTGGTACATTGGCTGATGCTTATGGCCCTCAGTTCTCATATTACACGGAAGACTCTCCTGTAAATTGGCGGTCTGGTTTTGTTGTCCTCACCATCATTGATGGGCAATTGTTGTGGCCTGACATTTGCTCGGTCGTGGATGACGGGGTCGTTTCTTTTCGGGGTGAGTTGATTGATGTATCGTGATGAAGTGCTTGATGTCGCTAAAGCATTAGTGACAAAAGAACGGGAGGCACAGCACGGGCCTGCAGACCGTAACGCAGAAATTATAGCTGGCCTATGGTCCGCTTACACGGGCAAAAAAATAAGCAAGCATGATGTATCGGTCATGCTTGCTCTTATGAAAATAGGTAGGTTAGCGTCGGGTGATCCTAGTGTTGAGGATCACTGGGTAGACGCTATAGGTTATTTGTCTATTGGCGTTGAAGTTTGCACTGTTAATTCATCTGATCCGATGTAGGGGTGTATGCAGCTTTCAACGCAGTAACAACTGCTGAGTAGTTAGCAGAAAAAACTTTGTCTTTAGCTATTAGCTGTTCTGCCCTATCACATGCGTGAAGGATTGTTGTGTGATCTCTATTTAAGAGACCAGCAATATACCCAGAACTGCGGCCAAGAACTTTATGAGCTATGTGACAAAAAGCAAACCGTGGATATGTGGTGTTTTTGTTTCTTAGCTCACTAAGCAACAACTCGACCGGAACGTCCCATTGTTGGCATACAGCATTTAGAACTTTATGAATTTCCCCTTTGGGTACAGAAATAGCTAAAGACTGTTTTTCTGTAATAGACGAGCGAGGTGGTTCAAACGCTGCAAGAAGTGCTTCAATTTGTTTGCGCTCTGAAGTGATTTGTTGAGCAAGTTTTGCGCCACCGGCAATAGCTTCTCCGAGAGCATCGATTGACTCTCGGAGAAGCCGTACCTCGAACGCAAGATCACGAGGATCATGCGGCATTCGCTAACTCCGGTTCGTAATTAAGCCAGGGCTTGCTGCTCTCAAGGGCTGCAACAACATGCTGGCGTTCAATCTGAGTTTTAACGTTGGGGTTTTTGTAATGGGTGGCCCACGTAGTCAAGCAATCATCAAGACCAGCCATGCTCCAAGACAAATCTTGGACAAACTCTTGATAGATATGATCGCGTACAGACTTTGAGACTTTCATTGAAGACAGCAATTTGTATGCTTGGTCAGCCTCAAGTCGGACTTCATCCCACAGTGCACGGCGAGACTGAACTGTTTTAAAGTCGTGGATAGCACCAAGAAGAGTATCAATAATTTCTGGGGTGCGTTCCATGATGTTGGTGGTATGGCGAGCTTTGATATGTCCATACTCACCGCCGGAGTAAGGGATAACAGCTTGGTTGGCGCAGACAAACTTGTAGCGTCCAGCGCGAATTGAAAACGAGCAACTGCCATCATAGCTGTCGAACATAATAATGCGCAGGGCTTCTGCTCGTGTGCCTTCGAGGGTGGTGTAGGCAGGAAGCAACGCCTGCACAAACAGACGGCCACCATTGTC